TTTAAAAATATTTGTACCGCTATTCGCCCCTCCTTTAATCGTTGCACAACCTGTATAACTTTGTGATAAGGGAGCTAAAGCATTTTCGTTTTGCTCAGCAAATTGAAAAATGGGGTCATCTCTTTTGACTAAACCCACAGGCATTGCAATCGCGGTATTCATCTGAAATTGTGCTGTTTCATCACTGACTGACTTCATGGTAATGCGCACCCCTTTTGGTGTGTAGTTAGTGGCTATCAAAGTTACTGACGTAATTTATAAAAACTATGAGCAGCAATTACGATGACGTGCTGGCGCAGCTGACTTCGGCGGGGCTGCAGGTGGATAGCCTGGAGGTCGGCAAGCTGCGCCGGTGCAAGGTGGAGGGCGATAAAGAGCGGCGCGGCTGGTACCACCTGCATGAGATGCGGCTGGCCAACGGCGACGAGCTGATCGTCGGCAGCTACGGCGTATGGCGCGGCGCGGTGAACAACGCCACCAAGGTGGAGATTACCAAGACCGATCTGAGCGCCGAGCAGCGCGACAGCCTGCGCAAGCGGCTGGCCGAGGACAAGCGCCTGGCCGAGGTGGCCCGCAAGGCTGATGCCGAGCGCGCAGCCGCGCAGGCCGCCCGCGCCTGGAAGCAGTGCACGGAGCAGGGCGACTGCGATTACCTGCAGCGCAAGGGCGTGGCCGGGCACGGCGTGCGCTACAGCCCATCCGGCGCCATGGTCATCCCCATGCTAGACGTGGCCGCCCGCGTGCACGGCCTGCAGATCATCCGGGGTAAAAAACCCGCAGGGCAGGGCGGTGCCCGCCAGCTGGATAAGGAATTCTGGCCCAAGGGTCTGATCAAAAAGGGCCACTTCCACCTGCTCGGTATGCCCACCGGTGCCGCCGTGCTGCTGGTGGCCGAGGGCTACGCCACCGCCGCCAGCCTGTTCGAGGCCACCGGCCTGCCCGTAGCCGTAGCGTTTGACGCCGGCAACCTGGCCCCGGTGGCCGCCGCCCTGCACGGCCGGTACAAAACCGCGCGCCTGCTGATCTGCGCCGATGACGATACGTTTAGCGAGGGCAACCCAGGCGTGACCTGCGCCAGTGCTGCGGCCATGGAGGTGGGCGGCGCATTTGTTACCCCCGCCTTTGCGGACCCAGCCGCACGCCAGGCCGCCTACGACACCAAGGGCGCCAAACTTACTGACTTTAACGACCTGCACGCCCTGGAGGGCCTGCACACCGTGCGCGCCCAGATAGAGGCCCGCCTAACGGCACTGGGCTGGCGCACCGCGCCAAAGCCTGCCACCGCAACCAAGGGGGCGGGGAGCGGTGATAAAAACCCGCTGCGCCCCATCGAAACCGTGGACGAGCTGCTGGAGCGTTACGCCCTGATTTACGGCCAGGGCGGCACCGTTTTTGACCACCAGGAGCACTGCCTGCTGCCGCTGAGCGACATGCGCGACGTGTGCATGGGCCGCTTTATCCACCGCGAGTGGTCCGACCACCCCGAGCGCCAAATTGTGCGCATCGAAAACGTGGGCTTCGACCCCGCCTGCGCTGACAAAGAGATCCACTGCAACCTATGGGCCGGCTGGCCAACCACACCCGACTCAGGCAAGTGCGACCACCTGATAGACCTGCTGCGCTACATGTGCGCCGGTGACAGCAAACCCGAGGTGCTATTCCAGTGGGTCCTGCGCTGGCTAGCCTACCCCATACAGCACCCCGGCGCCAAGATGCAGACCACCCTGGTGGTGCACGGTCCGCAGGGCACCGGAAAAAACATGTTTTTCGAGGTCATCATGGGCATCTACGGCCGCTACGGCCGAATCATCGACCAGAGCGCCATCGAGGACAAATTTAACGACTGGGCCAGCCGCAAACTGTTCTTGATCGCTGACGAGGTGGTCGCCCGCAGCGACTTGTACCACGTCAAAAACAAACTGAAGGCATTTATCACCGGCGAGTGGATACGCATCAACCCCAAAAACATGGCCGCCTATGACGAGCGCAACCATGTGAACCTGGTATTTCTCAGCAACGAGGCCATGCCCACCATCGTCGAGCAGGACGACCGCCGCCACACCGTGATCTGGACGCCCGAGAAGCTAAGCCCCGAGTTTTACGCCGGACTAAAGGCCGAGATCACCGCCGGCGGCGGCGCGGCGCTGCATGATTACCTGCTGCACCTGGATCTTGGCGACTTCGGCCCCGCCACCATGCCGCCGCTGACCGACGCCAAGCGCGAGCTGATCGACCAAAGCCTAGACAGCCCCAGCCGCTTCGTGCTCTCGTTCGAGAAAGGCGACGTCGAGGGCTTCCCTGGCAAAACATCACCCCGGCTGCTCATGCCATGCCTGAGCCAGGACTTTTACGAGCTTTATGGCGAATGGTGCCGCCGCAACGGCCTAAAGGCGCTAAACCAGCCCAAGTTTATGAACGCGGTAGACCGCAAGCACAAGGGCGTGGTGGAGCGCAAGCGCGTAGGCGGCACCGGCAACCCGGTGCGCGTGCTACAGCTACCCCATGGCCACACCAAACCGGACACGCAAAACGAGGGCGACTGGCTGGCCGAGCGAATCGACATATTCAAAACCGCCTTCAAAGACTACAAAGCTACCAATGGGGCGTTCGCATGACCAAAACACGCCCCAATGTGCCGCATGTGCCGGGCCTGTGCCGCGCCATGTGCCGCCATTTTCATTGTTGTGCCGGGTGTGCCGGGTCCACTACGTGCGCACGCACGCACAAAAAAACGCCGCCACACACACCACACAAACACGCTCACATGCGTATATACACCCGGCACACCCGGCACACCCGGCACATGCTTGATTCATATACACATTTTCATGCGTCACCCGGCACGCGCGCCGGCACACCCAGCACACCCTTTATTTTTATTTTTAAAAGGTATGAGGATATGGACGAAAACCGGCCCCAGGCCACCCGCACCATCCGGTGCACCCCTGAAAACGCCCGCGAGATGCAGCAAATGATTAAAGCCTGGCCCGCGCTGCACGCCCTGGTGCAAGACCTGCAGGCCCAGGACCTATTCCCCGGCCTGCGCGCCCTAACCGTGACCGTTACCGGCGCGCCTGAGCTAGTGGCTAAGGGGTTATCCGCGGTGGCCGAGATCAACGCGCCACAGCGCGATTAAAAAGCCCGTCATGCAGATCAACCTACAGATCACCGGCCTAGACGCCGCCCGCGCCCGCCTGGGAGCCGCCGCAAAGCAGGCCAACTACGCCGCCAGCCGGGCGCTCAACACCACCGCCTACGCTATCAGCGACCGCCTGAAAAAAGACATGGCCAGCACCTTTAAAGGCGGCGCCACCCCCTACACCCTGCGCGCCTTTAGCGTAAAAAAGGCAGACCGGGCCACGCTAACCGCCGAGGTAGCGCTGCGCACTGACGCCCCCGCCGGCGGCACAGACTACACCCAGGCCCTGGCCCACCTGTTCACCGGCGGCAGCCGCAAGTACAAAAACCTAGAGGGCTGGCTACGCGGCCGCGGCCTGCTACCCCCCGGCCTCACCATCGCACCCGGTGCCGGCATGCCCATGGACCGTTACGGCAACATGCGCCGCACCGCCCTGACCGAGCTGCTTGGCGTGGTAGGCACCCAGCACCGCAACCTGCGCGTCTACCGCCGCACCGGCGCCGGCAAAGCGCAAAAGGCCGTCGGGTTTTTTGTGGTGCTGCCAGGCGACAAAACCCGCAAACACCCCGGCATCTATAAGCGCATCGAAACCGGCACCACCAGCGCTATCACCCCCATGATCCTCTACGTCGACCCGGTCAACTACCGCAAATTTATCGACCTGGAAAAGCTAGGCACCCAGGTGCTAGCTAAAACCTTCCAGCCCGCGTTTGACGCCGAGCTGGCTAAAGCCCTGGCCAACGCCAAATGAGCACCGCCGACCCCAACCACATCACCCGCCAGCAGCTAGCCGACCTCATCGGCGCGCGCGCCCCCAGCTACATCAACGAGCTGGAAAAAACAGGCCGCGCCATCCGCGCCCCTGACGGCAAACTATGGCTAAAAGCCGAAAGCCTGGCCGCCTACCGCGCCGCGCGCGACCCCAGCAGGCAAGGCGTAGCCGACCGCCACGCCGCCGCCAGGGCCGCCATGGCACCAACCTATGCACCCTACGCAGAAGACGCCACAGCGCCCCAGCCAGGCCCCGCCGCGGCCCAACAAAACGCCGCCCGCCCCGACGCGATAGGCAGCAGCTACCAACAGGCCCGCGCCGTCAAAGAAAAGTTTTTTGCCCTGGAGGCCAAGCGCGCCTATGAGGTCGCCATAGGCACCCTGCGCGACGCCCGCGAGGTAGAGGGCCTGGTGGCCACCGCCATGGTCGAAATCCGCCAGCGCCTGGAAAACCTGGCCACCAGTATCGCCCCCGTGGTGGCCGCCCAGGCAGACGAGGCCGCCGTGCGCGCCACCCTGCGCGACGCTTTCGAGCACACCCTGAAAAGTGCCGGCCACCACTTCGACCAACTCCGCAAAACCACCACCACCGCCCCCGCCCAACCATGACAGACACACTACCCAACGTCCTGCGCTACCCGACAAACATCGAGCACCTGGCCACCGACACCCTGGTGCCCTACGCCCGCAACAGCCGCACCCACAGCCCTGAGCAGGTAGCGCAGATAGCCGCCAGCATACGCGAGTACGGATTTACCAACCCCGTGCTGATAGACGCCAACAACACCCTGATCGCCGGCCATGGCCGCATCATGGCCGCGCAGCACCTGGGCCTGCCAACCGTGCCCGCCATACGCCTGGCGCACCTGACCGACGCCCAGCGCCGCGCCTACGTGATAGCCGACGCCGCGACCTGGCCCCTCTGGGCGTGCGGCTGCTGGCCGACACCGTGGCCGCCTTCGCGCGCGACGGCTACCAGCACGGCACCCCGCAAAACGAGGCCCTGGCCACCTGGGAGCCCTCCATCGACCGCCCGCCGGCCTACCGCCCCGACCTGCTCATGATCGAAGGCCCCAAGGCCGCGCCCAAACCCGCGCCGCGCCGCGCGCTGCCGCCCGGCCTGCACCCATGGCTGGTAGCCGAGGCCGAGCACGACCCCGCGCTTTATAGCAGCCTGCTAGAGGCCGCCTGATTTATATGAGCGCGGCACCAGCCCAGGCCATGGCGCCCCCCAGCGCAGCCCCCGGCATATACGCGGCCATAGCCCGCGCCCTAGCCCCCCGCCCGGCGCTAACGGTAAGCCAATGGGCCGACGCCGAGCGCCGCCTAAGCAGCAAGGGCAGCGCCATGGCCGGGCAGTGGATCACGGCCAACAACCCCCCGCTGCGCGAGCCCATGGACTGCATGAGTGTGCGCAGCCCGGTGCGCGAGACGGTGCTGATGTTCCCCATCCAGTTCGGCAAAACCGAGGCCGCCATCAACACCCTCGGCTACTGCATGGCACACGACCCCGGCCCCGTCATGGTCTGCCTCCCCGGCGAAGTCAGCATGAACAAATGGGTAGCCCAAAAACTCGCCCCCATGATCGACGAATCCCCCGCCGTCAAACACGCCCTAACCAGCGTGGCGTCCAGGGACAGCGCGAACACCCGCACCTTTAAAGACTTCGCCGGCGGCCAGCTCTACATGGAGCACGCCGGCAGCCCCAGCCGCCTAAAAAGCACCACCGTGCGCACCATGATCGTCGACGAGGTAGACGAATTTGCCAACAACCTCAACGGCGGCGACGACCCCCTAGAAATGCTAAAAGGCCGCACCAGCGCCTTCCCCGCCACCAGCAAAAGCCTATACATCAGCAGCCCCCAGATCAAAGGCCTGAGCCGCATAGAGCAGCTATGGAACAAAAGCGACCAGCGCCGCTACCATGTGCCGTGCCCACACTGCGGCCATATGCAGCACCTGGAGTGGCGCGGCCTGCACTGGACGCCTGACGGCAAACAGGTCTGGTACGTGTGCCAGGAGTGTGGCGCCACCATTGACGAGCACCACAAAACCGCCATGATCGCCGCTGGCCAGTGGGTGCCCGACAACCCCGGCGCAAAAATGCGCGGCTACCACATCAACTGTTTGTATTACCAGTTTGGTTTGGGTCCCCGCTGGGTTGACCTGGTAGACACCTGGCGTGACGTGCAGGCCGAGCCAGCCCGCCTGAAAACCTTTGTGAACGACCGCCTGGCCGAGCCCTGGGAGGACGCCGCCATGCGTGCCGTCAAACACAACGCCATAGCCGACCGGGCCGAGCCCTACCCGCTGCGCGAGGCCCCGCTGGGCGTGCTGTGCATCACCGCTGGCATCGACACCCAGGACAATCGCCTGGCCGTGCAGATCGTCGGCTGGGGCCGTGGCATGTCGTTTTGGGTGCTGGATTATGTGGAGCTGCCGGGCGACCCCGCCAGTGATGAGGTGTGGACTGCACTCACCGCGCTGCTCAACACCCCTATCCAGCACGCCAGCGGTGCCATGATGCGTATCGAAGCCATGGCCAACGACGCTGGTGGCCACCGCACCGAAGCCGTCAAGGCCTTTGTACGCGACCGCCGTGTGCGCCGCCCCATGGCTGTGTTTGGTGCCATCCCCAACAATGCGCCCGTGCTAAGTAAGGGCAAGCTGCACGATGTCGACTGGCGTGGCCGCAGCGACAAGAAAGGCGTCACCGTCTACCACGTCGGCACCGTGGGCGCCAAACACTGGCTGTACAGCCGCCTGAGCACCGATGCCGACAAAAGTGCAGACGTGCGCACCACCCATTTCAGTGACCAACTGCCGCCTGAATACTTCCCCGGCTTGGTCAGCGAGACATACGACCCTGCCAAAAACCGCTTTATCAACCGACGCGGTGCCCGCAATGAGCCGCTGGACACCTGGGTGTATGCGTACGCCGCAGCGCACCACCCCGAGCTGCGGCTGCACCGGGCGACCAAGGCGGACTGGGACCGCATGGCGGCGCGTGTTGAGGCCAATGTTTTACAAGCCAAAACACCCTCTAGCGCAGACGCAGAAAGCACAGACAGCTATCAAAACAAGATAGAAGTAAAGCCTTTGCCGCAAGCGCATCAGTCAACCACTGCCGTAGCTGGCCGCCGTGCCCGCTTTTTCATATCAGCCTAACTTACCGACCCAACCGCATGGCATCAGAATTTATGGCCGACGCCACCGAGCGCCTGATCACCACCCTGGTGACACTTGGCATCAGCCAGCAGACAGCGGGCATGGTGGCTGTTGAATGGCAAACCTGCATCGTGCGTGACTGGGGTGGCGACCGCCCCTACATCGGAAAATCCAGTGATGCCGTCAAAAAGATGTCGGCCCGCGACAACGCGCTGTTGCGCGAATGGCACGCCGGTGAGCGCCCGGCCGCGCTGGCGCGCAAGTACAACCTGAGCACACGGCGCGTGCGCCAGATCGTCTTTGGCGGAAACGCTTTGTCTTAACCATTTCCGCTTGTCTGGCGCATCCTGCGCGCCATGGCAATCACCCCACCCAACACCGAACCCGCATTTATTCAGGCAGGCGACACCACCACCTGGCAAAAGACCCTGCCAGACTACCCCGCCAGCGCAGGGTGGGTGCTAAGTTACCGGCTTATCAACGCAGCTGCTGCCATTGACATCACCGCCGCTGCCGCTGGTGATGACCACCTTGTCACCATTGCTGCCACTGCCACCGCTGCATATGCCGCTGGCGTTTACACCTGGGTTGCCACAGTTACCCTGGCTGCCGAGCGCTACACATTAGGCCGGGGCACAGTCACCGTGCAACCCGATCTGGCCGCCCAGCCCGCCGGGTTTGACGCCCGCAGCTCCGCACAAAAAGCCCTTGATGACCTGCGCGCCGCTCTGCTGCGCTGGCTGTCCACCAGCGGCCATGTGCAAGAGTATGAAATTGCCGGTCGGCGCATGCGCTTCGCCACCGCCGCAGACATTCAGGCCCGCATTGGCCTGGCTGAGCGCGAAGTCGCCCGAGAAAACGCCGCACTGCGCCTGGCCGCAGGCCTGCCCGCACCCAACCGCATTTACGTCAGGTTCTAAACCATGCCCACGTTTGACGAAATAAAAGCCCGCGCCTGTGTGCCCGGCGGATCCGCCATCCTCAACGCATTTGTTGCCCAGCGCGAGGCCGACCGCACCCTGGAGCGCGCCCGCATGCAGGCATTGCCTGGCCGACACTCAACCCGTGGCCCATTTGTTGCGGCCACATCAGACCGCCTCACTGCGTCCTGGAACGCAGGCCATCGCGCCATCAACGAAGAGCTGCGCAGCGACCTTGACGCGCTGCGCGCCCGCTCGCGCGACCTATCAAAAAACAACGACTATGCCCGCAAGTTTTTGCGCATGGTTGCCCGCAACGTGGTTGGCCCGGCGGGCTTTACGCTGCAGGCCCGCGTGCAAGACGCCCCCGGCAAGCCTGATGGCCTGGCCAATGCCGCCGTCGAAGCCGCCTGGGCACGCTGGTGCAAACGTGGTGGTGCTGAGATCACCGGCCGCATGAACTTTGGCGACGCTTGCCGCGCCATCGTCAGCGCGGTGGCCCGCGACGGCGAGGCACTGGTGCGCTTAGTGCGCGGTGCCGACGCGGCCAACCCTGAGCTGTTGGCTATCCAGCTGCTGGATGTGGGCCGCTTGGACACCGCCCGCAACACGGTCAGCGTCAATGGCGGCAATGCCATCATCATGGGCGTGGAGGTAGACGCCTACTTGCGCCCGGTGGCGTACTGGATCAAAGACAAGCCAGACGGATCCACCAGCAGTGCCAAACGCTTTTTGGCGCTGGATGTGCTGCACATCTTTGTGCCAGAAAATGCCGAGCAAACCCGTGGCCTGCCCTGGATGCACGCCGCCATGCTGGCCATGCACGACCTGGGTGAATTTAACCAGTCAGCCCTGCTGGCCGCCCGCAAAGGTGCTGACACCCTTGGCTGGTTGACAACTGCCAGCGGCGAGCTGCCGCCTGGCATTGCGGGAGACACCGCAGACGCCGCGCCGCTGAGCCTGCCCCACACGGGTGACAAAGGTTATTTTGATGTTCTACCGGACGGCGTTGACGTAAAACCTTACGACTCAAAATACCCCAACGAGGTCTATGAGCCGTTTACCAAAGCCATCCTGCGGCGCATATCCGCTGGCCTGGACGTGGCTTACAACGGCTTGGCCAATGATTTGGAAGGCGTCAACTTCAGCAGCATTCGCGCCGGTGTGCTTGAAGAGCGCGACCAGTGGAGCACCCTGCAGGCGTGGTACATCGACGCCGTGCTGGAGCCCATTTACACCGCCTGGTTCAACGCGGCCATGCTCATGGGCACCATCACCATGCCCAATGGCACACCGCTGCCGGTAGCCAAAGCCGCCAAGTTTTTAGCGCATGAGTGGCAGGGCCGCCGCTGGTCGTGGGTTGACCCGCTCAAAGACATCGAGGCCGCCCGCCTTGAGGTCAAAACCGGCATTGCCAGCCCGCAAATGATCGCCGCCCGCAATGGTGTGGACGTCGAAGACGTGATCAGCTCCATTGCCGTGTTTGAGCAAATGGTGCAAACCGCCGGTGTGACCTTGATTGACTACAGCAACGGCGGCAGCGCACCCAGCAATGCCGCACCAGAGCCACAAAGCGGAAACGCTTTGTCTTAACCATTTCCGCTTGCAGCGCACAACATCCACCCCCATGTCAACCACACAGACAAAAACCATCAAGCCCGGCACCCGTGTTGAGCGCCAGGTGCAGTTTGACCGCGCCGCCGCAGACCCGGCCGCCCGCACCATTGAGCTCGCCTTCAGCAGCGAGACGCCCTACGAGAGGTGGTGGGGTATTGAAATTCTGGAAAACACGCCATCAGCTATCCGCCTTGGCCGCCTCGCAGGCGGTGGCCCGCTGCTGATGGACCACGACACCCGCGACCAGGTGGGTGTCATTGAATCTGTCCGCATCGACGCCGACCGGGTAGGTCGCGCCGTGGTGCGCTTTGGAAAAAGCGCGCGGGCCGAAGAGGTGTGGCAAGACGTGCAGGACGGCATTCGCCGCAATGTCAGCGTCGGCTACGCCATCCACAAGGCCACCCTTGTGGAAACCAGTGACAGCGGCGCGGACACCTACCGCGTCACTGACTGGGAGCCCCTGGAAGTCTCGCTTGTCTCTGTCCCTGCTGATACAACCGTTGGTATCGGTCGCAGCGCAGCCGATGGCGGCAACAACCCCATTCAAACCCAAACCTTGAAAGCACATATGGATCAAACCACCACCCCTGCGCAACCCGCCCAGCCTGACCACGCCGCCATCGAGCGGGCCGCCGCTGACACCGCCAACAAGGCCGCCACCCAGCGCGCCGCAGACATCATCTCCATTGGCGAGATGTTTGCCAAGCACGGCGGCGAAAAGCGTGCCAGCGAAGCCTTGCGCGCAGGCCACAGCGTCGAGCAATTCCGCGCCGACATGCTCAAGCACATGTCAACTGCAGCAGTGCCTACCTCCGACATCGGCCTGACGCCAAAAGAAGCGCGCTCCTTCAGCTTCCTGCGGGCCGTCAACGCCCTGGCCAACCCTGGTGACCGCAACGCCCAGGCCGCTGCCGCCTTTGAGCGCGAGTGCTCTGACGCCGCCGCTGCCAAATATGGCCGCAGCGCACAGGGTTTCTTTGTGCCGTCAGACGTGCAAAAGCGTGACCTGACCGTGGGCACCGCCACCGCCGGTGGTAACCTGGTTGCCACCAACCTGCTGGTTGCCAGCTTTATCGACTTGCTGCGCAACAAAATGTCTGTGACAGCCATGGGCGCGCAGTTCCTGACGGGCCTCAACGGCAACATTGCCATCCCCCGTGCCACCGGTGGTGCCACCGCCTACTGGGTAGCCGAAAGCAGCGCGCCCACCGAGAGCGCTGCCGCATTTGACCAGGTAGCCATGAGCCCGAAAACCGTTGGTGCTTACAGCGACATCAGCCGCAAGCTGCTGTTGCAGGGCTCAATGGATGTCGAGGGTTTTGTGCGCAACGACCTGGCCACACAGCTGGCCCTGGCCATTGACCTGGCCGCACTCAACGGCAGCGGCTCCAGCAACCAGCCACGCGGCGTGTTGCAAACCAGCGGCATCGGCAGCGTCGCAGGCGGCACAGACGGCCTGGCACCCACTTGGGCGCACATTGTTGAGCTGGAGTCGGATGTGGCCATTGCCAACGCAGACGTTGGCACTATGGGATACCTCACCAACGCCAAAGTGCGCGGCAAGCTCAAAACGACCAGCAAGGTGTCTGGGCAAAACGGCTTCATCTGGGAAGACGACATGCTCAACGGCTACCGTGCCGGTGTGTCGAACCAAGTGCCAAGCAACCTGACAAAGGGCAGCTCTTCTGGCGTGTGCTCGGCCATCGTGTTCGGCAACTTTGCCGACCTGATCATTGGCCAGTGGGGCACGCTTGACCTGATGGTTGACCCCTACAGCGGCAGCACCAGCGGCACCGTGCGCGTGGTGGCACTGCAAGACGTGGACATTGCCGTGCGCAATGCCGTGTCGTTCAGTGCCATGCTTGACGCACTCACTGCCTAACTGCAGCACTGCGCGCCATGAAGATTGTGCCCACCCGCACCATGCGCCTGGCAGGCCAGCACGTCGAGGCTGGCCGCAGCGTCAACGTGCCAGAACACGCCGCCCGCCTGGCCTTGCGCCACGGCTGGGCCGTCGAAGCGCCTGCAAAGGCAGCCAAGACCGCAGACAAGCCGCAGCCCGCAGACAAGCCAGCACAGTAAAGCCAAGCCATGTTCACCGAAGACTTCAGCGCATTCATGAACACCTCAGAATTTGCCACCACCTGCACTCTCAACGGTGCCACGGTAGCGGCAATTTTTGACGCGGCCTATGCGCAGGGGTCTGTGGGCACCTACGGCATGGCCAGCAGCCAACCGGTGCTAACCCTCGCTACCGCAGACGTGCCCACCACCCCGGTGAGTGCAACCGTGGTGGTGGGTGCTGCCAGCTACCTGGTGGCCGAGCACCAGCCTGACGGCACCGGCATCAGCCGCCTGCTGCTGGAGGTGGCCGCGTGAGCAGCGTCGTCAACCAGGCCGTCACCGCCATCATGGCCGCGCTGCAAGGCGCGCCTGCGGTGGCACCACAGATCGGCCGCGTCAGTCTGCGCCCCATAGCGCAGGCCGCCACGCAGGCTGTGGTGGTGCGCCCGGTAGCGCTTGAGGCCATGCAGGCGGGCGACTTTAGCGCCCACCCCACCAGCTGGTCCAGCACCATCGCGGTGGAGTGTTACGCCCGCAGCGCCGGTGCCACCGCGCCTGATGTGGGTGTAGACGCGCTGACCGCTGCGGTTTACGCCCGCCTGATGGCAGACACCACCCTGGGCGGCACCGTGATTGCGCTGCGCCCGCAGCAGCTTGGCTATGACTTTGACGCCGACGGTGACAAAACCGCCTGCGCCACCTTTGTGTTTACCGCCCAACACTGGGCCACTGATGGTTTTTTAACCTGACCTCAACCTTTCGTTTTTCATAGGACATTTACCATGGCTTACTACTTTCCCCCCGGCACCAAGTACTTTTACAGCAACACCCTGGCCACCGCCAAAACCGTGACCGGTGTGACCAACGCCAGCCCGGCCGTAGCCACCGCCACCGCCCACGGCTTTGCCGACGGCGACCCACTGCTGTTTAACAGCGGCTGGCAAGACGCAGACGCTACCGTTTTCGAGGCCGACCAGCTCAGCGCAGACACCTTCAGTTTCCTGGGCCTCAACGCCACGGATACCAACGTGTACGCATCAGGCAGCGGCACGGGCAGCGTGCAAAAAGTCAGCACCTGGGTCGAAATCCCGCAAATCCTGAGCGCCTCCACCAGCGGTGGCGGCATCAAATACGGCACCATCAGCCCCCTTGGCAGCCGCCAGGACACCAAGCAACCCATTGGCTTCGAGGCCATCGGTGTGGACCTGAAACTGGGTTACGACCCAAACAACGCCACCATCCAGGCCATGCAGGCGCTCACCCGCGTTTCCAGCAAAGTAGCCCTCAAGCTGGTGCTGCCAGGCGGCGGGCGTGTGTACGGCTACGGCAACGTGGCGTGCGCAGAGTTCCCCGAAATCGGCTCCAAAGAAACACCGCTGCAAATCAGCGTGGGCATCGGCTTCGACGGCCGCGCCATCAGCTACGGCGCTTAAGCGCTGCTGACAGTTATGCGCGCCAGGGCGGCCCCAACAGGCTGCCCGGCCTATGGTTTTGCCCGAGCTACGGCCACGGCGCGCACCCCATACCCATCGGGCCTGTTTATTTAGATCGGGCAATTTCACCATGGCTATCCGCATCATCGTCTCCAACACCGTAGGGTTTAACGTCAAGGGCAGTATTAACGACGCCGCAGGCGTGCCCCAGCCGTTTACCTTCAAGCTCATCTGCGCCCGGCTCGATGCCGAGCAGATACAGGCCCGCCTTAACGCCGGCAACGACGCCACCCTGATCGACTTTTTGGCCGACGTGATCGAAGACTGGAGCGGCGTGCGCGACGCGGACGATAAAGCCATCCCCTACAGCACCGAGGCCCTGCGCCAGTTATGCGCCATCCCCGGCGTGGCTGCGGTGGCCTTTCGCGCCTACATCGCCGAGGTGGGCGCCAAAGAAAAAAACTAGCAGCGCTCGCGCAGGCGGTTGCCCAAGATGATGCAGACACAGACACCACCCAGCAACCCACCGGCGCCTGGGCCGGTGTGCTTGCAGGCCTGGCCGCTGCAGACGATGGGGCAGACCCACCCGACCCCGCCGCGCAGCGCACCGAATACCTGTGGCCCTGCAACCTGGCCGCCTGGCAGCACTGGCAGGGCGTGCAAACCCAATGGCGCACCGCCGGCATGGGCGGCGCCACCGGCCTGGACTACACCGCCGTGTGCGCCTACCTGGACGAGCACACCCTGGCGGGCCAGGAGCGGCAAGACATTTTCACGGGCATCTGCGCCGCAGAGCGCGCCACCCTGCACGCCTGGGCTGAAAAAGCCCGCGCCGCCAAACAGCAACAACAGTGAGCACCCGCGCCATGGCAGCTAACGACATTGGCATCCGCATCACCGCGCACGACGCCACCGCCACCGCCACCCGTGGCGTAGTGCAAAACCTGCAAACCATCAAAAGCGCCGCCGCAGGCATCAATGGCCTGCTGGCCGGCATAGGCGCAGGCGTCAGTGTGGGCGCTTTTGTAACCCTGACCAAAAGTGTGATCGACGGCATAGACGCCCTGAACGACCTCAAAGACGCCACCGGTGCCAGCATAGAAAACATCAGCGCCCTGGAGGACGTGGCCCGGCGCAGCGGTGCCAGCATGGCCACCGTCAGTACCGCGCTGGTCAAGCTCAACCAGGCCTTGAGTGCTGCCAAGCCAGGCAGCGACACAGAGGCCGCCATCAAGGCCATAGGCCTGAGCGTCAAAGACCTCAAGGCGCTGGACCCGGCCGAGGCATTCCAGCGCATCGCCATTGGCCTCAACGGCTACGCCGACGACGCCAACAAAGCCCGCCTGGTGCAAGAGCTGTTTGGCAAAAGCCTCAAAGAAGTGGCGCCGCTGCTTAAAGACCTGGCAGAAAAAGGCACGCTGAATGCCACGGTGACCACCGCGCAGGCCGAGGCGGCAGAAAAGTTTAATAAACAGCTTGCGGGTATGCAAACGGACATCAATGGCGCCGTCCGCGCTTTGGTGCAGCAGTTAATACCCGCTATTTCTGCGGTGTCCGCAGAGTTTTCTAACGGCATCAAATACGCCGGCGGGTTTGGCTCCGCAATGCAATTGATAGGGACTACAAACCCGTTCAATAGCCTGAGCGAAAACCTTAAAAAATACCGAGATGAAGTCGATGAGCTAACCGGCGACATTGAGCGGTACAAGCGCGCCAATGCAGATACGCGCGGCCTTGAGCAGGCATTAAACGTTGCAAAAAAACGGCTTGAGTATTTCAAGGCAATGCAGCGCCATGAAATAGATTCATCAGAAATGGCAGACGCAAGCGATGCCATATCGCGCCGAATGACCATTGGTAAACCTGGTTTGCCAGATACCACCGGTGGTTCAAAAACTGGCACAAAAACCGTCAGCGAGGCCGCCAAAGGCCTGGCCCTTTACAACGACCTGATGGAAAAGGCCAGCGGCTTGGACAAGACCTGGGCCGAAGACACCAACAAACTGCGCGCCGCGCTAGACGCCAGAACCATCAGCCAAACCCAGTTCAACGCCGCCGTGCAGGCGCTGTACGCCAACCAGCCCGCGGCCACCGCCGCCGCCAAGGCCGACGCAGACGCCCGCCTAGAGGCCGCCCGCGCCAACACCGCCGCCGTGGATGAGCAGTTTGACGCGCAAGAAAAGCAGCGCCTGGCCACCGAGGATCAAATCAAAACCGGCCGCACCCTGCTGGAGCAGATCGAGTTTGAAACCGCACTGCTAGGCCTCAACGCCGAGCAGCGCGCGCAGGCCACGCTGGAGCGCGAGCTGGAGGCGCAAGGCATCATCAAAGGCACCGTGGCCTATGAGGCCTACATTGTCAAGCTGCGCGAGGCCACCGCCATAAAGGCCGCCAAAGAGTCGGGCATTCAGGCCACGCAAGACCTGGCAGACGCCAACCGCAAAGCCGCAGAAGAATCCAGCAAATACTGGGAGGACGCGCTGATGCGCGCCTTTGAAAGCGGCAAAGGCTTTTTTGAGTCGCTGTGGGACACCATCAAAAACACCCTCAAAACGCAAGTGCTAAAGGTGCTGGTAAGCGGCGTAATGGGTGGCGGCGCCACATCAGCCCTGGCCGGCGACGGCTCCGCGTTGGGAGCATTGGGCAGCCTATCGGGCTTGAGCAACCTCTACACCGGGGTGTCCAATCTGGTTGGCATCGGCGGGCAGGTGTTTGCGGGCACCATGTCCGCCGCCAACGCACTGGGCACCGTTGCCGCCAATGCCACCGGCACAGGCATCAGCGGGCTACTGGCAACCAACGGCGCCTACGGTACCGCAGGCGGTGTTGCCGGTTCAGCGGGCAGCATGTTTGCCGCCGCCGCCCCTTGGCTGGCTGGCGCTGCCGCCCTCTACGCCATTGCCCAAGCCACCAAAGGCGAAACCCGCGCAGGTGGTCAGTACGGATACAGCATGGATGGCACCACAGCCGCCAACGTGCGTCGTGGCACTACCGTTGCCGCATCAGGCATTGGTGCTACCTACCTCGAAGGGCCAAGCGGGGGCGACCCATACGCCAGCGATGTTAGCAACGCTATCAACAGCACCGTCTTGCACATCAATAGCCTGCTGAGTGCCGTTGGCTCAAAGGCCGCGCTGACAGGCTTCCAGGCAGCGTATGAGACAAGTGAGAATGATCGCGGTGGCGTCTTGGCCGGTGGCACTCTGTCCACTGGTGCGCTGTTTGGCGAGTCGGGCCGGGGTGACAACTACGCCGGGACTTTGTACGACAGCAGCAAGGGATTCAACCTCGACGCCAAGGCCGCTGTAACTGCTCTGAGCCTAGACCTCAAGCAAGCCACTATCGAAGCACTGCAAGCCGCAGGCGACATGCCACAGGCCATTGCGGACATGATCAAGGTCGAAGCCAAGACTTTGACAGATGAAGCAGCCACGGCCATTCTGACCAGCATTGACGCACTTGTCACCGACACCAATGCTCTGCGTGGTGCGCTCAACAACCTGCCGTTTGCATATCTGCGTGACATGAGTTTCGACACCGCTGCCGGGTTGATCAAGGCCGCTGGTGGCCTGCAAGCTCTTGACGCCAGCCTGAGCGGTTACTACGAAAACTTCTACAGCGAAACAGAGAAAACCGCCAACCTCACCCGCAACGTGACCGCCGCCCTGGCCGCGCAAAACATCGTGATGCCAGCGGTTAACACCAACCTGCGCGAATGGTATCGCGGCGAGGTGGAGCGCCTGGGCGCCATGGACCTGAGCATCGAGGCCAACGCCAAAGCCTATGCGTCTATCCTGTCCCTGCAAGGCAGTGTGGCCCTGCTGGCCGACGGTGCCGACACCGCCGCGCAAAAGATTGCCGAGGCTGCCGCCGCGCTGCGCGAAAGCCTAATTGCCGCACAAGATGACGCGCTGGGTGAGTTGGCCTCTGCCATCAATGACCAGCGTGGCCTGCTGCAAGAGTCTGTTGCCGCGCAAGCCCAGGCCGCCCAAGATGCGGCCAATGCTATACGCGACGCTCTGGCCGGTGCAGGGCAGGGTATTGCGGCGTTTATCAAGTCAATCCTGCAAGGCGTTGCCACACCAGATAACTTGGCCGCCAACTATCGCAAAGACCTGGTGCTGGCGCAAGGTGGCGACGTGGATGCCAGCCAGCGCCTGCCAGAAAGTGCCCGCGCTTACCTAAGCGACGCAGTAGGGCGCGCCACCACAGCGGCCGAGGCGGCACGCATCACAGGGCGCATGGCCGCAGAGCTATCTAACCTGCCAGCCACTAAAAGCTATGAGCAACAACTGCTTGAGGCCGTGCAAGGCACCACCGCCGCCGTGGGTGCTACCACAGACGCCATCAAAGCCGCCAACAGCAAAATTACCGCAGAGCTGACCGTCCAGGCGCGCAGCGAGATTGTCAAGCTCATCAGCTTTGTCACCAACACCGACGCGCTCCCCGCTGAGCTCAAAGAACTGGCCCTGGCCACCAGCAGCACGTTTGCCAAAACCGTGTCATTTGTTGCCGGGTCAAGCCTGCCAGATGACCTCAAGCAACTGGCCCTGGCTGATAACACCACGCTAACGCGCACGCTAAATCTGGCGCTGGGAAGCGCTACCCTTGACGATGACACCAAGAGCCTGGCGCTGCTGGCTACAGGCTCAGTCAGCCGCACCATTGCGCTTGCCGCTACATCGCTTATCAGCCCTGAACAACAAGCCTTGGCCTTGGCAACGACCAGCAGCATCACCAAGCAAATCAATTTTGCTGTGGGCGAGGCTGACCCGCTAGCGCTTGGCATTGCCTACGCACAAAGCAGCACCATCAATCGCATCATCACGGTCAGTGGTGGTGACTTGTCGGCCGACCAAGAAGCACTGCTGAGTGCGATTGACACCTACAACAAGACCGTCAACATTGACGTGGTGGTGTCGAGTGATTCGCTCACCGCATTCCAGCAATTGCTGATGACCACGTTTGGCACTATCGACATCAGCCAGATCGGGAACAGCACAGGGCTTGGCGGCGTTGACCTGACAAGCATCATCAGCCAAGGCGCACTTGATCGGCTCAACTCGATAGCCACTTACATCAATACGCTTGACTGGAGTCCTGCCAACAGCAACGCAAGCGCATGGGCCACCTACGATGCCGCCAGGGTGTACGGTGTGACACAGCAAGATTTGGCTAACGCTACTGGCTACACATACGGTGACATTGTTGCCCTGTTTGATCGCGCCAACATCCCCCGTTTTGCGATGGGCACCAACTACTTGCCCACCGACATGCTGGCCCAAGTCCATGCGGGTGAGCGCATCGTGCCTGCCGCCGATAACCGCGAACTGATGTCCAGGTTGCGTGACCCGCAGGAAAACAGCGCGGCCTTGGTTGGCGAAATCAAAGCACTGCGCGAGGAAAACCGCGCACAGGCTAAAGCAATGGTGGCGATGCAGCAACGCATGACTAAGCTGATGGAACGATGGGACGGCGCTGGGATGCCAGAAGTGAGGGTTGTCTAATGTCAAAAGCGCTCAAGGTTATCAAAGCGGTCACTGTGACCGATTCAATCCTCACGGCAACCGACATTGCTGAAACGGACTATACCGCATGGTCAAGCGGCACGACATACGCTCTCGGTGATCGGTGCATCCTCACCAGCACTCACAAGATTTACGAGAGCTTACAGGCTGGCAACCTCAACAAATCACCGACAACTGAGACGCTGTGGTGGGTAGAGGTAAGCCCGACAAATAGGTGGAAAGCATTCGATCTGTCCACCACCGTAGCAACTGCTTTCAGCACCAGCGCTTACTACGAGTTGACGCCATCCACAGCAGTCAATGCCGTTGGCCTGCTCAATCTGGTGGGTGTGCTGACCATACGCATACGCATGACCGACCCGGCGTTTGGCGTTGTCTATGACCAGACTGCTACGCTCAACAGCGTACCCAGCGAATCATCTTGGTACGCATGGTTTTTTGAGGAAAGAACACAGGCTACTCAGTTTATCGCTACTGACCTCCCGACTTATCCAAACGCCGTTTTGCGTATCGACATGACGGCAACAACGGCAACGGTAGGTGTGATTACCTTTGGCTCACAGAAGTCTATCGGAATGGCTGTGCAACACGGTGTTCGCCTGGGCCTGCAAGACTACAGCCGCAAAGAGCGCAACGACTTTGGCGACACCGTGCTGGTGCAACGGGTGTATGCTTCCCGCGTATCTCTTGACGTAGTTGTGGACAACAGATACTTGGATAGCACATATACAACACTCACCGAGCTACGGGCGACACCTTGTTTGTGGCTTGTATCAGATAGGTACACATCATTGACCCTATTCGGGTTCTACAACTCATTTGAAATCGGTATTCAGTATGCCGACTACTCAGAATGTTCCATTGACCTAGAGAGCTTGACATGACCATATCAGTCGTATTTGATCCCCCGCTGCCAAGCGACAATCCCGCAGATTTCAATACCAAGGCGTTTGCGCTTTTGGGTGACTTGAATACTTGGAGTACACAGGCGAATGCGCTGCCTGGTGAAGTTGCAACCAACCTGAGTGCGCTACTTGCAGCACCACCAGCAATCGGCAGCACCACGCCCGCTGCGGGATCGTTTACGACAGTAACGGCTAGTAGCCCAATAACACTGACATCAGCAAACCCGTATGTTTCGTTTGTTGGAACAGCAGCCAGCCAGCAATGGAGAATAGGTGATGGGCTAAATGCCACAAATGGTAATCTTGTTGTATATGACCACACAGGCAGCATAAAAGCACTTGAGATCACGAAGGCCACAGGCGCAGTGACGATTCCCGGTAATGTCGGCGTTGGGTCTTCTCCTCTGCGTACCTTTTCTGTGAAAGGTGGGACGAACCAAAACTTTATTGTTAACGCAAGCAGTATTGGTTTTTTGAACGACGCTGGGAGTGCGTGGGTTCCTTGGGCGACATACGGGGAAACCCAAGCGATGTATGTCGGTACTGGTGGCGCTACCCTCGGCCTTTCTATCGCAGCCACAGGCGCAGTGACCATCCCCGGCATACTTAATATAGGCAATCCATCAAATACTAGTTATGCTTTATCAGTTAGTGGTATATCAGGAGCCCATAAAGTATTTCTCAGGAGAACTGATAATAACGCCAACGGTATGGCACTCTGGACTGACGCAGACGGCTCATTTAATCTGGAGTATAGAACAGATGCAGACGTAGCTGTAAGTGGTCCGCTATTTACGGTTAATTACGGAGGAGCAGTAACAATCCCAGGCTCGCTCAGCGTGACAGGAAGCACCCTCGGCTACGGCACAGGCGCAGGCGGGACTGTGACGCAGGCTACGTCAAAGAGTACTGCTGTGACTCTCAACAAGGCGTGTGGGAAGATCACCATGAACAACGCTGCTTTGGCGGCTGGTGCAAGCGTTTCGGTGTTTGTTACAAACATCTACTGCGCAACAACAAGCACCGTACAAGTGTCAATGGTTACTGACGGAGTGACAGACTTATCAAACTATTCTGTGCAGTCAGCAATATACGGTAGTGGTGGAGCTTTTTACCTGTTGGTAAGAAATGTATCAGCGTGGTCATTGAGCGATGCGCTCCAAGTCAGATTCTCTATTACTTCTGGAGCAAACGCATGATCATCCTAAAAGAAGTCATCCAATACACAACCACAAACGGTTGCGAGGCAACGTGGGTAGATCGCACTATCACGCCACAGGCAGAAGTGCCCGCAGCGCCTGCTGTGCTGGACGAAGATGGCAACATCACAACCCCTGCTTTACCAGCCTACACGCCTCCTGATGTGGTCACTGACATCCAAGTCAAGTGCCACTCATACGATGGTACGCAGATGCAGATGTTCCGCGATGACGCTGCTGCATTCGGTACGCCGTTGACAGCATACGAGGACATGATCGCAGACATTGAGAGCAAGATCGCGCCACCCGGCCCGGTGGTGCCTGTTGTTCCTACGGTAGTCTCAATGCGCCAAGCGCGTCTAGCCCTGCACGGTGCTGGCCTGTTGGATGACGTAGAAGTCGCAGTGGCTGGCGCTGACAAAGCGGTACGGATCGAATGGGAGTTCGCCACAGAACTGCGCCGTGATTGGCCTACGCTGGTTGCTCTTGCTGCCGGGCAGGGACTCACCGACGCGCAAGTGGACAACTTGTTCATCCAAGCATCTCAACTTTGAAAGCACACCATGAACACTACCGTAGGCAACCCAATGGCTGATCGCCCAGCAGACATCGCCGCCGCCAAGCGCCGCGCCAACGTTCAGATGGTCTTTGAACTCAACAAGACCAAGGACTCCTTGATGGAAGCGATGGCCCAGTATTCGATCAGCGTCACCGAATTGGCACAGGCTTTGGATTACAAACTCGATGCCATTGCGTACCTGCGTGACCTCGGTGTGCCTGATGGCTTTATGGGCTTGAAAGTCTGGCCCCAGGATGAGCTTGATCGCTACTACGCCTGGCAGGCCAAGACCCCCAACGCTTTGAACCTTCAGGTTGGACCGCCGCCGATGCACGTTGTTCAGGAGGTCATGGATCGTGAGTTTGCAAACAAACGGCTCAACCCTGCACATCAAATCCCTTGGCATTAATATGGCAACAGCATCAGACGGTTACGGTGATCTGACGTTTCGCGACACGACAAATGTCGTTGGCGGTCAGCACGGCAACGTCAATACAGCCAAGACGGTCAAGACGGTAGCGGGTAAAAATGAACGAGCCTTTGAATGGGCGATGCTTGCTTGGCTGGACAACTACTCTGACTTTGGCGAAAACGTTGCCAGCTACTCACAGGCCAACAAGTACGGCAAAGGCCCAACGTGGGCCGGGTGTGATGAGGTCTGCTGCACTGATCCTCTAGACACCACTGCCACTGTCGGTCGCGAGGTTGATGTGTGGGTGAGTGGCACTGACTCAGGCAACCGTGTCGGCCTCGATGTCACTGTGGGTGATGCGCGGACGCTACGCAAGCTACCCGGCGCTGGTGTAGCAGAAGCTACCTACGGTGTTCGCGTCACAGCATCCGGTGCAACGCCTTGGGCGAGGTGGATCGTTGGTTGGTTCTTAACCTCATTCAAAGAGTGCGGTCTGATGCTTGAGTCCATTGCCACTCGCGCCATCTGGCTCAAGGGAAAGTACATCGTCGGCCTCGACTTCTCCACGGCTGAGTGCCAATCAGCTATCCGACTCGCACCCGGTCAACGGATGACCTTTGAGCCGACAGATCAGATCAGTTGGTCGTGGTTGGACGATCGCCTGCGTGTGCAGAACGGGTCAGCAAATGTTCTTGAGATAGACACCACTACAGGCGACATATTCAAGCGCGGCGTGAAGGTACTTTAATGACTGAACCCACAGCAACAACTGCCGCCGCTACCCTTGGAGCGCCTTCACTGATCGCGCTTGCCTCTGGGTGGTGGGGCGTTGAACTGGGGCCGTTTGTTGTCATCTTCCTCGGTGCTTGGTGCGGATCGTTCTGGGCGCTTGTCTCTGCACCGCCAATGTCACGCTGGCAGTCAGCCGGGCTTGCGCTACGGTCAATCATGCTCTCGGTGCTGCTCACCGCATCCATCTCGCACCTTCTGAGTGAGGGGTTCGGCTGGCACCAAGAGGAACTTTACATCATTGTCTCCATTGCCATTGCCGCACTTGGCGACAGGTGGATAGACATTTTCAACAGCCTAAAAGAAGCGCTGATGACGGGGATGGGCAACGTGTTTAAACCCAAGGACACCGACAAATGATTCTCACTGTTTGGTACATCTTGATGATCGCCCTTGTCTGGAGTGTGTTCTACCGCTCGGCACTGGCGGATCACACCACTCGTTTCTGCATCAGGCTCGGGCTTACTGGCACTGCCGTTGGCGGGATTCTTGGCATGGCTGCACCGCTGTATGGTTGGATGCCCGACGCCGTGACAGTGTTGATCGTCATGTCCATCGTCAATATGCAGGTCGCCTTCGCTCAGTTTTGGAAACATGGGGTTCCACCGCAGTACGTCCAGCCAGAGTGCCGGGGACAGCGCAGGTCATCTGATTATGGAGAGTGGGTATGAACCTATCCGACAACTTTAGCTTGGCCGAGCTGACCCACAGCCAGACGGCAGACCGCCTGGGCCTGCCCAACGTGCCCGGCCCCACCGAGCTGGCCGCCCTGCGCCGCACCGCGCAGGGCCTGGAGGCTGTGCGCGCCCTGGTGGGCAAGCCCATTGCAGTCTCAAGCGGCTACCGCGCACCGCTGGTCAACAAAGCCGTAGGCGGCAAGCCTACCAGCCAGCACACACGCGGCGAGGCGGCAGACATTACCTGCCCGGCACTCAACCCGGCGCTGCTCATGAAAGCAATAGTCAACAGCAACAGGGTGCAATATGACCAGTGCATCCTGGAGTTTTACAAACCCACCGGTGGCGGCTGGGTACATATCAGTTTTACCGACGCGCCCCGCCGCCAGGCGCTGGTGATAGACGCCACAGGCGCCAGGCCCTACGCATGAGCCTGGCCGATGACTACCGCCGCGCCGCGCGCACCCTGCGCGACCTCAACGAGGCCGGGTCAAAAATCACCTTTGCGGCGCGCCACCGCATAGCGGCCAAAAGCCTGCGCGAGCAGCTGGCCGAGCACATGCGCCAACTGCGTGAGGACCAGGCAGACATAGATTTTGCGCTGGACGCGGACGCCGGGCACCCCCCAGCGGGTGCGGCGCGCAACGCCAAGGGCTGGGAGACGTAGACCATGAACCTGACACTAATCGCAGCGCTCATCAGCGCAGGCATCGCAGGCCTGGCCGGGTGGACGGCCGCCTGGACGTGGCAAGGCCGCGTGATAGATCAAATCAAACTGGAGGCCAAGGATGACCGCATCGCACAACAATGGGCAGCTCGCCAAAGTATTGAGCGAGCTACGGGCGCGCTCATACAGGCGCAGAATGCGGCGGCACGCCGTGGCACTGATCTTCGCCGTGATGCTGACGGTGCTGCTAGCGCTGGTGGCGGGCTGCGCATCGCCGCCGCCGATACCGTGCGAGCCGCAGCCCAAGACGCCGCCGCCTGCACTGCATCAGCCGCCGAGCTTAACAACATACTCGGCGCAGCTATCAGCGAGGCTGAACGCCTGGCGCGAGAGGCTGATCAGTGGGAAAGCACCGCCGTGATGTTTTTTGAGGCCTGGCCACGGTGATGAATACAACAGGGTGCTTGACTGAAGCAAACAAAAAAATGGCCGGTTAAACTACCGGCCATGTTCTTAGTTTTCTTCTCACTGTGCCCCAACTGTGACCAAATGGTCAATTTGCTAGGGAAGTATGGTGCCCAGGAAGTGGGTCTAGCCAGTCTCAGTAAATCCTAAAAAGTGCGTTTTCCCAATAGACGCGCAGAACACATGCACTTCTAGCGCAGGCTTTAGAATGGTCAAACTGTGACCAAACTGTGCCCGCATCTTGCCAACAATCCGTAAGCGCGCAACCGGCTGGCAGGCCATGATACGCCTGGCAGGGCATCCGGCGCAATCGCAAATCTTCGACACAAAAGCCCGCGCGGCCGCCTGGGGTCATGCTACCGAGGCCGCTTTGCGCGACCAGGCGCGCGGCACTGTTCGCGCCACTCTGCAGGACGCGATCGACAAATACATCAAGGACGTGTGCCCAACCCATCGAGGCGGCGACAACGAGGCCAAGCGACTTCGCGCACTTTCGCGTGCACATCTTCCGTGCACAAAAGATATGCGCATGATTTACCCGGCGGATGTCACAAAGTTCCGGGACCAGCGGCTGGAAGAGGTCAGCATCGCCACAGTCAGAAAAGAGATGGGGATTTTGCGTAGCGTTTTTGAGTCTGCCCGGCGCGACTGGGGAATGATCGACGTCAACCCATTTGGCGATGTCAAGCGGCCACCGGCGCCACCGGCGCGCAAGCGGCTGATGGCTGACGGTGAGCGGGACCAGATCCTGCGTGCGCTTGGGTACGCTGATGATGCGCCGGTCACAACGCTGCAGCACCAGGTTGCTATTGCCATGTTGCTGGCTCTACAGACCGGTATGCGCGCCGGGGAGATCATTGGCTTGGAGTGGGGCAGGGTGCACCTGGCGCAACAGTTCTTGACCTTGCCTATGACCAAAAACGGCGACCAGCGCGACGTGCCGTTAAGCCGCGCTGCTGTGGCGCTGCTGGGTAAGATGGCGGGGATTGACAAAACCGCAGTATTTACGGTGACCAGTGCAAGTCTGGATGCACTGTTTCGCAAGGCGCGCGACGCTTGCAAGATTGAAGGTCTGCATTTTCATGACACCCGGGCCAACGCCATTACGGCGCTGGCTGCCAAACTTGACATACACGACCTGGCGCGAATGATTGGGCATCGGGATTTGAAATCGCTTTTGACGTATTACCGCAAAAGCGCATCAAGCATTGCGCAATCATTGGGTTAAGCTGACACCAGCCCAGGCCAGCACATCGTTACGCGCCCAGCGGGGGTGTTTGAACCGGCCCAGCTTTGCCGGGAAGTCTGGGTGATGCTGCAGCTCATTGCGCACCGTGTGGTAACTCAAGCCCAACAGATTGGCCACGTCCTCCATGCTCATGATCAGCGGCGGGTAGGCGCGTGCAAGCACCAAGGCTGCGCTGGCATCAATCGGTGGTGTTTGGCTTTGTAGTGTTGTCATCGCGTAATCCCCCTCCAAACAAAATCGCCCTTGTCCTCAACGATCGCGGGCTCGGTGGCAACGCAGGCACATTCGTAGCCGCTGAAGCGGTCAGCCACCGGCCGCCAAAAATTGCGAACAAAACCGCCCGGCACATGGTTGTCTTCAAGGGCGTCGATCAAATCAAACTGTGCCAGCACCCACAGTGCATCGGCACTGCTGCAGCGTCTGTTGCCCATGGCGCTGATGCTGATGTGGTATTCCGGCCCAAGGTCAACTTTGCCGGGTTGGGTGGCCACCTCAACAGCCGACAGCACAAACAGCCCGTTTTGAACGTGCTCCCATGCCTCAACTGGGTAACCCATGCGCACAAGTTGCTCTGGTGCTTGCCAGGTTCGATGCCTTGCCCACATAAGATCAGATCCGGGTCGTTTGGGATTGATGATGCTTTTGATCATGGCGTCAACCCCCATAAACCCAGACCGCCACGCGGGCAGCCAGACCAAGCCAGGCGCCTGCCACGATGGCGGTGATGGCCATGGCACCGGCGGCAATGATGTGTTTCATGTTTTTTGATCCTCTCTGAACTTTGGGAGCGGGCACCAGTGGGTGTACCAAATCTCGTTGTTGCGAATTTCTGCGTATTGCGCGATGCCGCACTGGTGCCGGTTGATGGCCTGCACCTTCACCCCGCGCGGGGTGTTGGCGTCGATGGGCTGCCAGTAAACCCCGGCATCGCTCACCGCTACGGTCTGCGCGGTGTTGAGCTTCCAGGCGTCCAGGGTCATCTCTCATCCTCCGCATACCCAAGCGCTTCAGCGGCCAGGTCGATAGCTTTAAGCCATTCGTCATCACCGTCCACGTCAATCATCAAATTGCGGCAAAACTCAAGGGCAGACTCAAGCGCCTCGATTTGCGCCAGTGTGGCGTCGCTGATCACCTCTGGCGTCTTGCCCGCCATCTTGACGCTAGCGCCGTGCATTTCGCTAAAGGCCTTGCGCACCAGCTCGGTTGTTTTGTGCAAAAAGTAGGCATTTTTTTCGTTGTCGGTAGTGTTTACCGACAGGCTGCCGAGCTTGGGCGTGGTCAGCCGAAAATTCAGTTTGTTCATGCGTCCTCGCCAATCAAAATTGCTACGGCCTGATCCATTCGCGTGGCCATGTCTACGTTGCGTCTAATCGCCTCGTATTCGGCATTTCGGTCGCGCTGCATAAACTCTTGGAGCGCCGCCAGTTGGGCTTCTAGGCGCTCGATCTTGCGTCTAAGTTGAGGTATGGATTGTTTGTTCATGCTGGCACCTCATTCCATTCGCGTCCGTCCAGCAAGCGGCCAGCGGCTTTTTTGCCTTCATTCACCATGAGGCACCAATTGCCAAGAGGCATTGGTGGGTACATGTACCGACCGCCAAAGGTGTCCCAAGTGCGCCCGTCAGCGGCGACAAATTGGTGATCCGTGCGGTCAAGGTCAACAAAGTTGTCGCCATCATCGTTGTCGGAATCCGGTCCATCAAACCATACTGCCGCGCGCCAATTGCCCCACTGCTTGAACAAAAAAGGTGTGCAATAGGCATCGCAGTTGTCGCGGATGTTGCGCGCCCAGTCTGGGTGCATGGGACGTGCATTAGGTCCAGACTCTCCGCCGACGATGACCCAATCAATCTTGTCAGACTGGCATTCAGTGCCCAGCATCTGATCGTTGTGTGCAGCCTTTTCAAAAGTGCTGAGCAGATAGCGGTCAATGTTCACCGGACCCAGCAACGGCTCCATGCTCAAGAACCGTTTTGCAGCAGGAATCTCCAGCAGCTTTGGAATGTCTCGGTCAGCTTCCGCTTGGTTGCAGATCGTGGCACCAAGCCAGACGTTGGGCCAGTGGGTGGGAAACCAACGCCCATCTGCGACCATCTTGGCAACGTTGCCGATCCGTTTTGTAAGTAGCAGCCAATCTAGGTTGGGAGTAGCCTCAATCAGCTCGAATAGGTCCGTAAACCAAACAGGATCAACCTCGTTATCAAACACATCCGCCAGAGAAGCGCAAAACACGCGCTGGCGGGCGGGGGCAAGGATGTGAATGCAGCCCTTTTTTGGACGGCTGAATTCATCGTCCTTGTCGCTTCCGCGCCATCCGCAGACCGAGCATTCATAGAAGTTGGTTTTGTTCCACTTCACCGGATCGCCCCAGGTCTTGGTGCGGCTGCGGGCCTGGCCAGCACCCCAATGCATCGCGTGGCCACTGACTGCAAACCTGCGATCCCATGATTTGGCGTAGCAGTTGTCGCAGCCTGGCCCGACTTGGGTGCATCCAATCCAAGGGTTGAACGTGTGATCGCACCACTCGATTTTTGTGTTTTCGCTCATGCAGCCGTCCAATCCGTAGCCGCCACCATGCCTGACGGCGTGGCCGGGGTGGTCCAGTCTTGCAGCGGCGGCAGGTAGATGATCATCCCCAGTCGATCGGCAATGTGGTGCTCAAGCGTGGCACCCTTGCTGTTCATCCAGCCGGGCAGTAGCTGGATGGCGTCGCACGTCACCAGGGCGGCAATGTCGGTGCGCATACATTCTTGCCAGGTCATGTGCTTGTCGGGGTTAATCTCGGCGGGGTTCAGCACGGTGTGGCCCATGGCCCGCAGGCGGGCCGCTTCGCCGTGGAATGCCGGAAAGTTGAGCTCTGGCAGGCCGGTCATCGGCCCGGCAATATAAACGCGCAGGCTCATACACCACCCCGCTTGGCCACGGCCGTCAGCACCGCCCAGATGTCGGTGCGCAGGCGGGTCAGGCGCTCATCCTGGGTGGCGCATTCCGGCTCAATGGTCTGCAGCACGGCCACGGCCTCGGCCAGCAGGCCGGTCATCACGCTGGCCTCGCCCTGCAGGCGTGCGATGGTGTCGCCATCGTTATCCATGCGCAGGCCGAATGCGCGTATTTCATAGTGGGCGTCTGTCAGCGCAGCGGTTTGTGCTTGCTCTGTGGGGGAGATGTAAGTAATCATGGTGGGTAGGTTCCGTTACGTTGGGGGGGTTACAAAATCTGCTGCGCGCGTATGCGCCGGTACGTCTCGCGTATGCTGTGCGCCATCTGCTCCGGGCTGCTGGCGTTAACGATGGCCTCAAACGCATCAATGGCCGGCGGCACGTCCTGCAGGCCCTGCGCGTCAAAGCCGAAGGGCAGGCCGCGCAGCCAGCGCGTTTTCATGCGGGCAAAAGCCTCTTGTCCGCGCACCATCATGGCCACCAGCGCGGGGTCAATCGCCTCGGCGCGCACCAGGCCCATGTTGAGCGCCATGCTGGTCAGGTCAAAATCAGGCTCTGCGCCGTGCCCAGTGCGCAGGCGCTCAAAGGCGGCGCGTATCAGCACAAACTCAGGCACCAGCTCACCCGGGTCATACGGGCGCACCCGCTCGATGGTGTGCGCCCAGGCGGTGGCGCGCGCTGGCGTCAGGGCGTTGCGGTCAACCTTTGGGCGCGCGTGCTGGGCGGCGCGGCGTTGGGCGCGGTTCATGGGGTGGCCTCCATCAGTAGAGTGAATGCTGTTGCTGCCATTCTGGGAACCTGCCCGTTTCCAATGGCTTTAATGCGGTTTGCCCGATTGGCCACCCCATCAGCCACTCGACCCAGTCTGGATTCAGGCGCATCGGCGGGGTCTGCTGGCCAGGCGCGAATGACTCGCGCTCCACGGTGTACGTCTTCATGTGATTCGCAACCGCCCAGCCTAATTTGTTTGGCGTTTCCCTCCCGTCCCCGCCGCGTGTGGCATCCGATGCGCTCGGTGTTGTCCATCGCATTACCTGCGCACTCAACTTGGGCTCGCCCCGGCTGTTGATCTTGCCCGCTGCGCGGTTCACACAATCGTCCGCCACGGGCGTTTGCCAGTATCCAGATTCGGTCCCGCTGGTGCGGCGCCCCAACGTCGGCAGCTCCCAGCACTGTCCATCTCGCATCAAACCCGAGCGCGGCAAGGTCACACAGCACCCGGTCAAGTCCTCGACCAATGAGAGCTGGGCTGTTTTCAATGAATGCGTAACGGGGTCGTACCTCGCCAATGATGCGGGCCATGTGGTGCCACATGCCGCTGCGCGCGCCGTCAAGGCCTGCGCCTTTACCGGCCACGCTAATGTCTTGGCACGGGAATCCGCCACAAACGATGTCAACAGCGCCGCGCCATGGTCTTCCGTCAAAGGTTTGCACGTCATCCCAAATCGGGAAAGGCGGGAAGGTTCCATCGTTTTGTCGTGCCACAAGCACGGCCTGGGCGTAAGGTTCCCACTCGACGGCGCACACGCATCGGTGTCCGAGCAGTTGCCCGCCAAGGATTCCGCCGCCTGCGCCTGCAAAAAGATGTAGCTCATTCACACGCCCCGCCTTTGCCATCAGGCACCAGCCAAACGCGCCCAGCGCCGTCGCCGTAATCGCGCACGGTGCGCACGGCCATGTGCTTGATGTTGCGGCGTGCCAGGTGCTTGCGCAGCGCATGCGCTACGGCCGGCGTCTCGCCGATGGCACAGCGCAGCGCCTGGCCGGGCTTGAGCAGGGCAAACTTGGCGTCATATTTGCCCTGGGTGGCCACGCTCCAGTAATCATCTGGCAGCGGGTCATCGCAAATCTGCAGCGCGCCAGGATTGACCAAATGTTGCTTCGGCCGGGCGCTTTGGCCAGCTGGTGGGGCAGGCGGCGCGCTGCGGTCTTTGTCAGCCGGGCATTTGCGGGCATTCTTGCGGGGCGGCTTTGGCAGGGCATCGCCCAGGCTCGCCACCGGTGTGGCCAGCACGGTGCGTGGGGTGTAAGTGGTGGCGGGTGGCATTCAGCACCTCACGCCACGGCTGGCAATGTGCGCATTGCCGTTGTTGCGGTAATACGCCCGCGCCTGCGTTGGCACATAGGGCTGCGCGGTGATCCAGTTCACGCGCGACGGCAGGGCGGCGGCATAACCGGCGCGCCGGGCGGCAATGTAGTCCGCCAGTGCCTTCGCGCCACGGTCCGTGGCATGCAAATACAGCTTGCGCTGGTAAAACGCCGCATGCACCAGGCCGCGCTCACGCAGGTCTTTTATGTTGCGCTGATACACCTGCTTATCGCCGCTGCCAATGGCGGCCATGAGCCCGGCGTTTTGCAGTGCCTCGACGCTATTGGCCAGCGCCTCAAGCATCTCTGCCTGGCGGGCGTTGATGATGTCGCGTGGGGCGCTCATGCCGCACCGCCTGCCGCGCTGGTGGTGGTAACGGTGTGATGAGCCATAGGTGCTGGCGGCATGGCGTTTTTAGCGGCAGCAAACGCGCGGCGAAACTCATGCGCGGCCGGTGTGCCAAACGGGTACGGGCAGGTCTCGGCAATCGTGTCATGCAGCCAGGCGGCCTTGCACGCCTCGGCGCGTATGGCGTCAATGTCGGGGTGGTAGTGTTGGTAATGCAGCATGATGCACCACCTGTACGCTATGCCTCACCCAGCAGCACCACATAGCCGCTGGCCTCGCGCACATGTTCCACATAACCTGCAAAAGCGTCTTCAATGCTGCGCTCTGGGCGGTCCAGCTCATACCAAAATTTAATGCTGCCCGCGTGCAGCCGGTACTTGAGCCGCGCTTTGATCTTGTAGCCACCGCCGTTTTTAAAAATGCGCAGCCCAAGCGTGAACTCTTTTGGTATCTCAAGCGCGCCATTGGCCCCGGCGCGGGCGTCGATCGCCTCGGTGTATTGCAGTTGTACCTGGCCGTTTTGCAGGCGTTTGGCGCTGCTGAAATTTATGTCTGTCTTGGCCTGAATGGTGGTGGCCACATCCAGCAGCGCCTGAGCATTGGGCTCGGTAATGTCTGCAAAGTTATCTTCAATAAACTCGGCAAACTCCGTCTGGCCGCGCTGCTGTTTGTCGTTGTTAAGCCATTTTTGAAACTCAGGTGTGTATTCAGCCTTGAACTCGGCGCGGTGGTCACGCCATCCAGGCAAGCCGCTGCAGCGCTGATCATTGAACACAGCGGTAATGCTGCGTTTGTCTGGGTTGGCAAAAATGTAGCCTGTGCTTTGTGCCGCCTGGTCAGCGCAATACGCCAGCAGACTGCCCACGTCTTTGATGGCCACGCTGCCGCGCTTGCGGGTGGGGGTGGTTTGTGCTTTTTCTACCGCGTCGGTAATGTCTTTGTGGCTGTAGCCGTTAGGCACCGCCACATGGTGATAACCGTCAATTGCGCCGGGCTCAAGCACGGCAGCCGTCAGGCTTGAGAGCAGCGCCGCAATTTGGGTTACGTCGTTAATATCGCTTTTAACTGCGGCCGGGCTGGTGTTGACGTTGGGTGTGGTGGTGCTCATTGGGCGACTTCTTTCAGGGTAATGACGCCATCGGCGTCGGGGTTGGTAAATGCGGTGCTGATGGGTGCCGGGTTGCGCACGTCGCGCAAGTCAAGGCTGTGTTGGCGTGGGTGCTGGCGGGTGGGCTCGGCGTCGTCGGTCAGCCAGAAAAAGTCTTGAGGCTGCTCAGGCTTGGGCAGCTCCAGCTTGCGGTCGGCAATGATGGTGATCTTGTCCACCTCGTTGCCGCCACGGGTGGCGCTGGCGATCTTGATCTTGAGCGTCATGCTGCCGGTGCGCCCGGTGCTTTTGACGGCGGCCAGCAGCTCGGCCAGGTCGCCAGTCAGCCCGGCATGGGTGCTGCCGTCGTTGAGGTCTTGCAAAAACAGGTTAAAACTTTTCATAATGGTCCTTGGTTACGGTTTGCAATGTGATTAAATGTGTAGCAGCTAACGCTTGTGCTGATTGGGCTTGCGGGTGTTTTGGCTACGGCAGCACCAGCGGCACCACGTGCAGCATCACATGGGCCAGCCCGGCAGACAGGGCCAGCGTCAGCACCACCAGCACAGCCAGCCCGGCGCCTGCGGCAGCTACCTGGCGGCACCAGTTGCCCACCAGCTCGGGGCCGGTGTCGGTGTCGTCGTCATCGCTGACAAACATCACCACCGACCCGCGCTGGCCCGGTGGCGGCAGCATTGCGGCGGGTGTAGCCGGTGCTGCTGTGGGTGCTGGCGGCATGGTGGTGCCTGCGCGTGCAAAGCCCTCGGTCATGCGCCGGGCGTGCTGCGCGGCGCTGCGGTTGATGTGCTGCTGCACGCGGGCCATGGCGGCAGCGGCCTGGGTGTCAGTGCTGGTGCTCACAATGCCGCCTTGACAATGCGTGTCTTAAAACCCCGGTGCGTAAAGCACTGCACCGCGCCATTGGGCAGCAGCGACCAGGCACCGTTTTCGCCGCCGCACATGGCCCGCGCAGCGCGCTCAAAGCGTGCAGTGCGCTCGGCATCAGCCTGGGCATCAGCCAGCGCGCGGGCGGTGTCAATGCGCGCCTGCGCCTCAGATGGCAGGTCAAGGTGATGCACCAGCCCGGCCAGGATGGTGATGGCCAGGGCCAGCGCCCAGTTAAGCAGGCGGTGGGCGGTCATGCTGCCACCTGCTCGATGCACTCGATAGATTCAACGTGATCGCGCTGCGTTTCGGTCAGCCCATGCCAGGCCGCGTGCCGCGCTTCAATCTTTGTGTAGGCGGTTTTTGTAACCTCTATCCAGTTTCCGCCGCTAAATGTGATCGCGAATGTGTATGTGCTCACCTTGTCACTCCTGCACCGCGTGATTGCGGCGTGGCGTGATTATTAGGCAATACCTACCAAATTGCAAGGCAGTGCCTAAATTTATTTGAAAAAAAGTGAAAAACGCCTAAACTGATGGCCTTACAACAAAATGGGAGTGCGCAATGTCACTGATCAACGCGATAAAAGGTGCGCGCCGTGGTGTGCAAAACGTCAGGGCGCACCGCGCCGCCCAGCCGCCAGATGTAGCGCAGGCCGGTGTGCACTATGGCAGCGGGCACATGTACTGCAAAGACTGCGGCACCATCGCCGCCCCAGCCACCGACACGCCAGGCTCCATTCTGATAGAGCTGGTGCTATGGCTGTGCTTTATCATCCCCGGCCTGATTTACAGCCTGTGGCGGCACAACAAACGCCATGATGTGTGCGCAAAATGCGGCGGCGCCCACCTGATACCGCCAGACAGCCCGCTAGCCCGGCCCCGCTAGCGTTTACGCTGTTTTACGCCGATTTAACAGCTCTTCTATCACTGAGTCGTAGTGCTGTTTTTTCTCCGTAAGGGTCCTGATGAGATCATCTTGATCTTTGGCAGGTAGACCCTCGAAAAGGTCCAGCAAGACTTGGTGTCGAGGGTCAATGCCGCCGCCATAGTTTGGCCTTTCCTGCGCCACCATCACAGCTTCATCTGGAAAGTCGAGCCACCATGACAGCGGTTTGCCCGACCATTCAACCAGCCTTGGGTAGTGTTTCTTATGGATGCGCCCGTGCTCATACCAGTCATACACCGAAGGCGGCTTGACATTGAACACGGCGGCAACTTGAACAGGTTTTAACCCCAGGCGCTTAGCTTCTTGCTCTAGTTTCACTCCCATGTGATTCTTGTTTTCCATGCCGTTAATTAGGCATTCTTGAAATATTTTTGGCAATGCCTTGCTTTTTGTGTAGGTATTGCCAAATAATGGAGGCATGGAACACACAACACCTATCGGAAAAGCAGCGCACGCTGTTGGTGGGCTAAGCATATTAGCCGCCAAGCTGGGTGTAAGCCCGCCAACAGTGCATGAGTGGAAGACCGGCAAGCGCCCGGTGCCAGTGCTGCGCTGCGTCAGCATCAACCGCGTCACAAACGGCATCGTTACCCTGCAAGAGCTGCGCCCCGATGACTGGCAAAAAATCTGGCCCGAGCTGGCCGCCCAGCAGCCCACCCAACACGCCGCCACCGAGGCCGCGTAAATGTTTTACACCACCCACCGCAGTAAACCCGGCGTGGCGCGTCTCACCCATCGGCGCTACCTCCTGGCCGTGCTCGATGCGCCTGCAGCCACCATGCGCAGCGTTTGCCCGCCGGGCGCGGTGGGTGGTTTTTATTAGGCCTGCCATGACCACACCTGCACCATACCCAGACGCCAAGCACACCAACCCGGTCAAGCTGTGGCTCACCGACCGCGAGTTCATTGACCTGTGCAAACTGGCCGACAACCAGGACCGAAAGCCTGGCGAGCTGGGCAGGGTGATTTTGCGAAAGTACATGTATGGCAATGTGGGCGCGGCCGGCGCCGATTGCAACGGGGCGAATAGTGCCGATCAGTGCCAGGCTGACTAACACCGTGCAAAACCCCAACCCCCAACAGATCAAAGCAGGCATGTGCGCGCGCCGCGTCAGTGTCAGCGTCAGCCCTGACGCCACCACACCCCCCGGCTTTAGGTACTACCCGCCCCATACGCAAGCGGGTAATGCG